CGGCTCATATTGGCACTGGTAATCGGCACGGCCCAGCGTAAAAGTGTTCTTGGCCCAGATGATGAACGTCGACCATTTGCCACCAGCAGTGCGGAATGCCGACTGCAGGGTGTCGAGTTCAGATGAACTCATGGCGATGTAGACCGCACCCTTCGTGACGGTCAAAATGTTCTGGCAGGCGGCAACGAGAAACGCGCCGAATCCATCACCCAGGTTGTCGTTCAGGATGGGACGGTTTTTGCCGCGCATCTTGTCTTTGGCGGTGTTGGCGTAATTCACGTTGTACGGTGGATCGGTGAATGTCATGTCGACCAGTTCGTCACCGAGCAGCGTCTGGTAGTCCTCGGACTTGGTGGCATCGCCACACAGCAGTTTGTGCTCGCCCATCAGCCACACATCGCCGGTTCTGGAAATAGGCGTTTCGGTTAGCTCGGGAACGGCATCATCGTCGGTGAGACCGTCAGTGGTATTTTCTCCAGCAATCAATGCTTCCCACTCTTCGGGGGAAAAGCCCGTCAAGCCAAGGTCGAAGCCAGCCTCTTTCAATTCAGCCAATTCGATGCCGAGCAGTTCATCTTCCCAAGAGGCGTTTTCACCGATTTTGTTGTCGGCCAGGATCAGTGCCCGGCGCTGGGTGTCGGTCAAATGTTCCAGCGGCACGACGGGAATATCGGTCATGCCGAGCTTGCGGGCGGCCAGCAAACGGCCATGGCCCGCAATCACATTGTTCTGACCATCGACCAGAATCGGCGCACCCCAGCCGAACTCACGGATGCTGGCGGCGATCTGCGCCACTTGCGCATCCGAATGCTGCTTGGCGTTGCGGGCATACGGGATCAGCGAGTCGATGGGTCGGTAGTGAATCTGCAGCGCGCTCATGGGTATCCGGAAATGAAAAAACCCGCTGAAAGCACAATGCTCAGAGCGGGTTTATGGTGTCGGCCAGTCGTTCTGCGATGCCACTTGGCACTGCTCACACGTCTGTCCAGAAGATAGCCGAAATAGTACCCCCAAACGGGCTGTTTTGTTGCACGACCAAAGTACCCTAAAACGGACAAGCTGGGCAAAACGAGGACAAACGCGGCAAGCATTACCTTACATGGCTCAGGATTTTGGAAGGTTGGCCAGCATTGAGATTCGTGGCGACGATCTCCAGCGCCTTCTGCCAGCGACGCCACGCTGTCGAGCGGTCGCAGGCAAAACGGATCGTGATGTCGCGCCAGCCATACCGTTTGGCGCGCATCCAGACCAGATGGCGCTGCTCAATCTCCAGCCACAGCACCCATTGCATCGTTTCCAGCATGCGGTCCACATCTTTGGGGTCTGGCGGAAACGATCGATATACGGCGCCATCTGCTGCGAACACTTCCCACTGCTGTCGCACGATTGGCGGCCAGGTATTGAAATAGCCCTGCACGCGCACAGGGGGCAACCGCCGGCCTGTGGTCGCGGCTTCCTCGAATCGCACGGCCACGTCATCGATGGTCCAGATGTTCAGGGCTCTAATCACGGCGTGGCCCTCTCGATCCGTAGAGCCGTTCGCCGATGCGGCGGACAATCTCGCGCTCGACGAAATCGAGTCGCGCATCCGACTCGTTGACCACGAGAATGTGCTGATCCTGCCAACCACGCTGTTTGACGGCGTCAAGGTCGACGGGTTCGGGCTGCATGCGGCCCAGGGGAGACGGGTAGCGCGATGGAGGGATTTTCATATCACGCCTCCTGGGTGTCGATCGCCCAATGCAGCAAGGCCAGGGCATCAGATTCGTTGTCGTCCGTCACCGGATGGCCTTTTGCACGCATGGCCGCGATCACATCATCCTTGCCGGCATTGCCTTTGCCGGTAGCGTGCTTTTTTATCGTGCCGACCGGTACGCCCTGGTACGGAATGTTGCGGTGCTCGCACCAGGTGGTAAGCGTGGCCATCAGGCCGCCATAAACGTGTGCGGCATCGACGCCAACGTGTCGGCGCACTTCCTCGAAATACACCGCGTGTATGTCGTTCGCCGTGGAATGGATTTCCGACAGCCAACGCTTGAACCGCAGGAAGCGCATGCCGCCGCCCTCGAATCGTTGCGGGCGGAAACTCACGAATCCGTGAGCCATGTCTCCGTCACTCGGGCGCAAGGCCCAGCCGGTGGTGGTGCCCAGGTCCAGGGCCAAGATGATCTGCGTCATGATTTCCGTCCTTTTTTGTTTTGGCCTGACGCAGCTGACGGAGTCTGTCGAAACCCTCCATGAGGCGCGCGTCACGCGCACGTGTAGAGAGTTACGTAGAAAAGCGTCAGCTGCGTCAGACCCGTGAATTTGCATAGGGGTCAGTTGTCGGCGTAGGGGGTGTAGGCAGGCGTGGGCGGAGCTTTGAGGCCAATGCCCTGGAACCCACGAATGCCCACGCCGTTGCGCCATTTCTCCAGCCCGCGCGTCATAAGCAGATCGGAGAATCGACGTTGCGAGCCGATAAATTCACCAGCTGCCTCGGCCCATTGTTTCCAGTCGTTGAACAACTCGGCCGTCAGCGACTTGGCGTTGGGAACGCGAACGCAGTTCTCGTCCAGCCAGCGGCCGAGCGCGTCCTCGGCCTCGAAATACTCCTCAGTCGCGTCCATCACCTGTTGCGGCGGCTCGAGGCGACCCAGACGCTGCCAGGCGAGACATCCGTCCAGCGCCCACGCCAAAATGCCATCGCGCTCGGCCAGCAATTTCTGTTGCAGATGCTTGTCGCGTCGCTCGGGCGGAATGGTCACCGTGAACGGAATCAGGTGCAGGCGCCGCTTCATCGCCTCATCGATGTTGCGAATCGCTGGCTTGTGGTTGCCCGCCACGAACAACTTGAACTGCGGAAAGAACTCGAAAAAATCCTGACGCATGAAACGCGCCGAGATCTTGTCGCCGCCGGTCAGGTTCTTGACCTTGGATTCCGCCCAGCGCCGACCTTGCTCGGTTTCGATGGCGGCCACAAAGCGGGCACCGCGCAGCCCAGCCATGTCGGTTGGATGCCGGTCGGTGCGCGTTTCCATGAAGGTGTCCATGGGTGCATTCGTGGCGTAGTCACCAAGAATGGTGGCCAGCGTGTTCACGAATACCGACTTGCCGTTTGCGCCCGTGCCATAAAGAAAAAACAAGGCGTGTTCGCGCGTCGAGCCGGTCAGGGCATAGCCGACCATGCGTTGCAGATAGGTTTGCAGCGTCTTGTCGCCTCCGGTCACTTCATCGAGAAACTGCCGCCAGATGGGGCAGTCACCGCGTGGCGTGGCGGTGGTGATCTTGGTCATGCGATCGAGCCGGTCGTGTGGCCGCATCCGGCCATGCCGCAGGTCGATCACGCCGCCTGGCGTATTCAAAAGCCACTGATCGGCATCCCATTCGTCGGTCGTGGCCGCATGACGCCGGTCAGCACGCGCCAGGCGCTCGACGCCGGAAACGGTGCTGGCCGCTGCGAGCTTGGCTGCGATTTTGGGATTGCTGGATTTGACCGACGCGTGGCGGCAAACGTGGCGAACGAGATCCGTCGCCGCCAGGGTGTCTTCCGAACGCCAACGCTGGCCATCCCAGACCAGCCACTTGCCCCATGCCGCCACATAGCGTCAGTCCTGGTGATAGCGGCGAGTAAAGCTCAGGGCCAGTGCGTCCTCGGTACCCCAGACCGTTTCCTCGCCCGCGCTGGTATCAGTTTCAGGTCCGGGTTCATCGCCAATCCGGTGCATCTGAATGCGCGGGCCGTGGACAATGAAGCCGGCAACCTCAAAACCCTCGCCGTGTGCGTCTGCGACGTCCCACCCTACCGGAGCATCTTCGGGTGGATACAGGATGTGGCAGCTCGCAGCCCCGGCCGTGAGGATGGCTTGTGCGGCCCGATCAGCGTACTCCCAACCCGGCTTGTCCTTGTCCGGCCAGATGAGCACGGCCTTACCGACCAGCGGCGACCAGTCGGTCTTCTCAATGGGTGCATTGGCACCATGCATGGCCGTGGTCGCGCAAATGCCGATATCGATCAGCACCTGTGCGCACTTTTCGCCCTCGACCAGCACCACCCGATCGGCACCCACCATGCCGGGCTGGTTGTACAGCGGGCGGGGATCGGGTGGCGCCATCTTGCGGCGCGTGGCGTCCCATGGCCGGAACTCCTTCTTCCCTCCGGGTGGGTCGTAGCGATAGACGACCGCGATCAGTTTGCCGGCAGCATCGCAGTAATCCCACTTGGCAGTGGCCGGACCGAGGTCGTCGACCATAGACGCAGATTTAGCCTTGCGTGCCGGGACCAAGCGCGCGCGTCCCAGCAGATCGGCAGCCTCGTCAAGTACGCGAGGGAAGTCGTTATGTATATCGGCGCCAAGGCAGGCCGCGATCAAGGCAAAAATATCACCACCATCGCCAGTCGCGCGATCGGTCCACAGGCCCGCTTTGTCACCTGTGAGCACCACCTCAAGGCTGTCGCCAGGACTGCCCAGG